CGCGCGATGTAGCATTACCCGTTTCAAACGACGGATCGGCTTGCGTCACCATCTGGGCCAAGCGCTGTCCGTAAGGCGTCTTGAGTAGCATTCCAGTCGGATAGGCCGCGCGTCCCTCAACGATTGCTCGCACTTGGGTCGAAATAGCAGGATCTGACTTCTGTAACGCGCTAAAGAATTCCTCGCCGTGGAGGCTCGACAAGTCGGCATCCGGTGAAGCTTGCCCGCCCGGCGGCGTGTATGGCGTTACCTTGCCGCCGTCAGGGTCGATAAAGCCGTATTGCTTACGGCCCATTTGATCTTCGCCAATGATCCCAAATTTTGGTTTCGTCTGCCCGGCTTTGTAGTCCGAGAGGCTGCCTGTGAAGCCATTTGCACTCTTTGCGTAAAGATATTCCTTCACGATGGGCGGAAGCTGGCTGTTCTGCAACTCGTTCGCGAGCAACTGCTTGCCAAGTTCTTTCTGGCTCGCCGGGAGGTTCGGATTGGACATTGCCGACATGAGTTGAACGGCGCGCTGACTGAGCCCCCCGGAAGGCGGCGCTGCTTGCTGCCCCGGCACCGCGAAACCCTGTGCAGGTTGAGCGTTGACTGGTAGTTCAGAGCCATCATTTGCCGTTTGCGGGGCCGCCTGAGCAATCTGCGTATTCCGCGCCAACTCGACATGCGGCGGATCGTTGGCGACCGGCTGCGCAAGCCCATACTGCGGCAACATTGCGCGCTGCTCTGGCGTCATGCCGCCGATATCGACCGCAAGGCCGCGCTCATGGTTCGATGATCCGGGAGGCGCTACAGGATTCGGGTTGTTGTCTCGATTGGCGTAGAGCCGCGCCTGATCCGCCGTCGAGCGAACGCCGCTCGATAGGCTGGTGTTCGGATTGTCCTGGATGAAGTCCGACGATAGATCGGCAAGCCGCATGTTCATGCCGACAGTGCCAGGAAGCGCGTTACTATCATCCGGGACAGTTGGTCCAGAAGCCATAGGCGAGGCCGCTGGTGCGGCCGCCTGCGGAGCGCCGCCATATAGCGAGGCAAGCGACGTGCTGAACTGCTTGCCCGCCGCAAGTTCATCCTTGCGCTTCTTATCGGCCTGCGCCAATGCCAGCAATTGAAGCGTTCCGCTCAAGTTGCCCGATTGCGCAAGTTGGCCGGCTGCCTTGGTATAATCCACCGTCCCGTTCGATAGCTGCGTTCCCAAATCGGCAAGCGTGCGCCGCGCCTGCGCCTGCTGATAAACCTGCCCGAGATTCCCGAGCGAGGAAAAATCGATCTGAGGAACGGTGAGTTCAGCCATGCTCTATCCTCAGTACAGGCGACCAGTGGACAAGCCGCTGCTTAAGCCCATGCCACCGCCGCCGCCCATCCCACCGATGCCACCCGTCGCCAGTTTCGCGACGTTCAGTCCGAGATTCCAAAGGTTGCCGCTGCCTGCCATCTGCGCGTTAGCGGATTGCGTGGCCTGCGAGTTGATCCCGTTCGTCGTGGTCTTGCCGAGATCGACAAGGCTGTTTGCGGTGTTGCCGAATACGTTGGCCTTGTTCGTGTCAGCGCCCGCGATGCCTGTTGCTGCCGCGCCGGTTGCCGCAAGAGCATTCGTGTTCAGGCCCGCAAGATTGCCCTGCCAGCCGCCGAACGCGTTGTTGGCAAGCCCTTGTCCGAACGTGATGGCGTCAATATCGGCGTTACCGCTGTTCAGCATGCCACCCGCCGCGCGACGACGATTGATCGCGTCCAGCCCTTGATTGAGTTGGAACTGATAACCGGGTCCAGCCTGGAACGCCGCCGTTGCCGCATCGTTGCCCGCCTGACCATTGAGGCCCAGCGAGTTGAGATACATCGTCGTGCCTTGCCCATACTGGCCGGCCAAGTCCTGCAATGGCTTGTACGCGCCCGCCGCATCGCTCAGCGAGCCGAGCGCGTTCGTCTGCCCGGTGTTAAGGATGTTGGTGCCGCTGGTCTGAAGTTCGTTCAGGCGCGCGGTGTTTTCCTTGGCGGCTTCCTTCGCGGGAGCGCCCGTAAAAATGTCAAATAATCCGATGACAGCCTCCTATCAGGCTCAAGTCCGACCGCGCGCATCAATCCAGCCGTCAGTGACGACGATCAGATTTGTTGTGGCGTCGGAGAAGTTCGAACGAATGCGGATTTGTCGCGAGGTGTTGGTTCTGATCTGGATGTTTGAAAACGGAGAAAGGCTTGTGTTGCCGATCTGCTGCGAATTGGTGAAGTCCGGCGCGGTGTCTGTCTGCGCTGGATCGGTGAAGATCGTCGCAACCGCGCCACCGGCAGTCGTTAAATAACATCGTGCATGGAACGCAGCGAAAGTGTTGATCCCAGAGGGAACGGTGAGCGCGCGCAACACTGCCGTGGTGCCGGGATTTGTTACGGTCGCGTCAGTGGCGGGAACGTCCCAAACGAACCTGTCGCCGTCCTGAATGAATTTGATCCATTGCGCCGATCCATTGGTGAGCATCGATCCGATACGGCGGAACAGCGCGTAATTCGTCGGCAGCGTGGGCGCGGTTGGCGAGAGCGAAATCAGAACATCGACAACGCCGGTATCGGTGCGCTTGATGAGGTGGACGTGATACCAGGTCGAGTTTGCGATGGTGCCGGTATCGAGCGCGCCGCTCGCCGTTCCGACCGCCCATGCGCTGGTTGTCTTGGTGTAAGCCGATGCCAGCGCCATGACTTGCGCCGCCGTACTGTCTGTTGCCGATCCTGCCGCTATGCCGAAAGTGGACGACGCGCCTGCTGTCGAGAGCGTGAGGCCATATAGAAAGCCCGGCTTTGAAACATCCGTGCCTGCGGGGCCCGTTGCGCCAGTCGCTCCGGTTGCACCTGTTGCTCCCGTCGCACCATCAGCGCCGGCTGGTCCCGTTGCCCCTGTTGCCCCTGTTGGCCCTGCGGCGCCATCCGCACCAGCGGGGCCTTGAATCCCCTGCGGTCCCGGAGGGCCTGCTGGTCCGGCCGGTCCCTGCGGACCTACTGGACCGCCAGTTGCCTCCAACGTCCGCACCAGCCGATCAAGTTCGAACGCATATTCAGCTTGAGCAGGCGTCCCGTCAGACTTGACGAGAGGAAAGTTGAACGGCGCAAGCGGGCGGAGTTTCGAACTCACGCCGCAAGCTCCCGGATTTCCATTGCCGCGCCCATGATCGACACGTCAACCGGATCAGAAACCGAAAACCGCCAACGCACGCCCTGCCCCGACGCATGGCCGAAATTGTTCGCGTTGACCGATTGCCGGCCGACAGCCTGACGACCCAGCGCCCGCTGCCTTGGAATGCTCCACGTCAGTCCGCCATCCAGCGAACATTCGATCTCAAGCGTCGGATCGGTCTGGATCGGATCTAGCCCGGTCGCAACGCCGCTGCCGACCGTGGCAAAGACATGCACCCGGTTGATCCGCATCCGCATCGGAAAATCCTTTTGCGGGCCGGTCTCGATCCAGTATTTCAGCGGGTCGCCAAACTCTGTCTTGGCATCCGCATCAATCGTCGCCAGCGAGCCCGTCAGCGTGTCCCCGACAATCCAGCGGTCGAATGCCTGTACCGCTTGGGTGGCCCGCCAGCGGGGCTGCAAATGACTCCTGCGCACATGCCACTTTTGGGTATTGAGATCGAACACCCACGACCACGCGGCACATTGCACCACCGCGAACAGATGACCGTTGTTGGCAAAGGTCATCACCTCGATGGTGGATTTGTCCGTCACCTTGGCAATGAGCCGGTCAAGATCGGGCGGACTGATTTTCGAAGGCGAAGAAATGAACTGATAGACGCCGCAGTCGTCCCCGACAAAGACGATCCCGCCGCCGAAGCCATCCTGATAACCCGAGACGGCATAGGAGCCGATCAAGCCACGGTCGATCCCTTGCATGAAGGAAAACGGAAAGCCGGTATCGTTGACCGCGCCGCCCCATATCTCGGTTGAAGCCGAGCCGAGCAGCAGCAGCACACCGCCTGCAGGCACCGCACGATAGAGCGTGTCCGGCTTGTATTCCGCCGTGGCAAAGTTCAGCGTGTTGATGTTGGTCGAGCCGGGATCGGATGAACGAACCGTGCCGTCGCCATAGGTGAAGATGAAGAACGACTTGAAGATGCAAACGCTATTCGGTTGCCCAACGTCGGGGTCGGGGTAGTCAGCAACCGCGCTGCTCGAGATGATAAATACGCCATCGCCCGGCGCCACAATCACGATGGCAGGCACCGCAGCGTCGTTGCGCGCCATGATAACCGGCGCTTCACCCGGCACCGAGCCGGTGAGCATGGTGCCAGCGCCGCCGCCCGAGGCATAACGGAACACCTTGGTTCCGATCACCGCATAGAGCGCGCCAGGCACGAACAGAAAGCCGCGAAACGCGGTCTGCGTCGAAGTCCCGAACTGCGTCAGGCCCGGATCGCGTTTCCAGCGGATATCGCCGTCCTCGCCATCAGGCTCGGCATAACAATTCGTCAGTACTCCCCGGCTTTCCTGACGACTGCCGGGAAAGGATGATTTGGGGAGGTTGATGGGGGTCATCGTTTCCGCTCATCAAAAACGATGCGACCATTCGGTGCCGCCAATTGGCTATCGTTCACCCATTGCGGCGCGTTCGGACCAGCCCATTGACTTTCCGACGAGAACGACTGGTGAAGCGGCGTCTTGAAACGATCCGTGTAGTGCAGCAGATGATCGTTCGGATTGATTGCCGTCGATATACCCGGCTGTTGCTGCTGCGCAGCCTGATAAAACCCGCGCATGTCGTAGTCGGTCGTCTTGGCATTCGGATCGAATGGCACGTTGTTCTGTTGCAGCCATTGCCTGAACTGGAATTCATCCATCTGCGGCAATTTCGTATTGTAATCCTGCGGAAGAACGCGGGGTCCGTAGTTGCCGAGGTTGCCAAGCGATTGCTGCTGCGGCTGCTGTTGCGCGGCTAGGAGGTTAGCGAGAGACACGAAGTCTGCCATCAGCCCTGCCCGTTGTAGAAACCGCCACGGCGCGGCGTCAGCACAGCAGCGTCAAGGCGAGCGGTGCGCAGCGTCCGCGATGGTGCCGCTACCGTTTCCATCCGGCTTTCGGCGCGCGAGGCCAGTACCTCATACTTCGGATCGGTATCGTCGAACTCGGGAGCAGCAGCAGCGGCAACGATGGCCGCAAGCTCTTGAAAAATTTCCGGCTCGATATTGCCGCCAGACGGACCCAGCACGCCCGGATCGGAAACCGTGTAGATCGTCCGGCGCGACAGCGACACAACGATGTCGTCAACGATGGCGTCAACCTTCGCCACGTCCTCAGCCGCAGGCGTGTCATTGCCCAAGCCGAGGTTAGACAGCACCTTGGAAATAAGCTGTGCGCGGGATTTGGACATCGATCGCCCTCAAAGAGAAAGGACGGCCCGTAGGCCGTCCTCAAGTCACAGGAGATCAGGTGCCGGACACGCGAACCGCGAGGCGCGGGTCAATGGTCTTGGTGCCGTAGAGGACATCCAAGCGCCAATTGCTCACGTCGTTCGTGCCGTCATAGTACGGGATAACACGGACGCTGATCCCGTTCTTGCTCTGACGCGAGCAATCGACAGAACCAGGCGGGCGGGTCATCGGCACCATGCAGAGCGCGAAGGCGTTCTTGTTGAACATGAGCGAGTTGGCGTAGTTGGTGCTCGCCGTGCCCATGAAGGTCAGAGCCGCATTGTCGGCCGGAGCCGCCGATACGGTCTGGAACGCGCCAGATGTGATGATCTGCGGCGCGATGGTCAGGGTCAGGTTGCCGGAAGCATCCGACGAGCCGTTCGCCTTGACGACGAACTGCTTGAGGAACGGCAGGGTCGCCTTGGTCACCGGGTTCACGTCGTAGACACCCGCGATGGTGAACACGTCGCCGGCCACCACGCGAGCCGCCGCTGCTGCCGTCCAGCCGTCCGTGATGAGCGACTGAGTATTGACGCCGGTCAGGTCATAGGTGGTGTTCTGCGAGGCACCGTTGACCAACGGCGTTCCACCGAACGGACCAGTGGTGAACACCGGCGCGTTCTGCGACATCATGTTGTTGACGCCGCCGACCTTGCCGACGCTGCCGTTACGATAGGCGTTCTGGCCAACCTGGGGCTGGAACAGGGTGGTCTGGTTGCCGGCCAGCGCCCAATAGTCCGCAGGCGCCAGAACCATCGAACGATCATTCTGCGGAACAGAACGCTGATCCATATTGGTGGTGCCCTTGGCGAAGCCCGCGAAGGTGCTGAGAACCGTGCCCGGCGTGCCGACCCACTGCGGAATGTCCTTGAACAGGGACATCGTGGACACGTCGATCTGATTGGCAATCTGGATCATTGCCGGCCGAATGACGCGCTCGGACAACTGCCCGATGTTGAGGGTCAACTGCTGCGAAGTGAACTTGAAGTCCACGCCCGCGATCTGGTTGACAGACAGCGAGAGTTTGGCTTCCGAAACGTCCTGCGGTGACGCTGTGATGGTGTTTCGGACGGTGAAGTCAGTCGGTTTGCGGATGGTGATGGTGTCACCGACTTCATAGCCGTTCACCTTCTTGTCGAACTCGTCTTCGTAGCCACGATAGACGGCGTTCGCCATCGTCAGTTCGTTTTCGAGGATCGCCAGGGAAGCCTTGGCAACGATCGATGCGGTGAGGGTCGTATTCGCCATAACCTAAATCCCTTCGGGATTAGGCTCCGTTCACCCGTAGGTCTTCTTCAGCCACGCCGACAGGTCACTGTCAGGGTTTCGCGGCGTAGACCCACCTTTGACGGTGGAGGGTGGAGGCGGAGCCGATGTCTGATGTTTTGCGGATGGCGCGCGAACGATGCCTTCGAGCCTGCCGATCTCTCGGGCTAGCTCCCTGCCGGTCATGGCGTTCAGCGCGGAAATTTTCTCGGGATGCTTGGCGAGGTGATAAGCAATCAACTCGCTTTTCTCGGAGGATAGAATCTCCTCACCGACTTCCCGGTTGATGGGTGGAGCGCTCGCAACAGCCTGATCGTAGTCCTTGATGAACTCTTTCGCGGCTTCGACACGCTCCTGATGGGCCTCAGACCGATCACGCAGCAATTCGCCACGCTGTTGATCGATGCTGCGGACCTGGTTGCTCCGATTTTCCTCGCGGATGACCTTGCGCACCTCGTAGGCCGTTCGGGCCCGCTCGAATGCGAAGAAATCACCGTTGAAATCGGCTTCTTGCGGCTCCTTGTCGGCTGGATCGCTGGCTGTCGCGGTGCGACTGCGCAGTTGTTCCAGTTCACGTTCACGGGCCGATAGTTCCTGCATCAGGTGCGAGTTGCGCGCCTTCAGCCGTTGCACGCCAGACCGCTTGCGCGGCTTGTCGCCGTCCTCGCCCTCGTCGCCTTCCTTTTCGGCGGTCTCGGGTTCGGCCTTGTCGTCACCGTCATCGGCTTCCGGCTTGTCGCCTTCGTCCCTTGCCGGTTCAGCCTGTTCGATCTTGTCGAGATCGATAAATCCGCCGTCTGCTGGCGCTTCCGCCTGCACGTTGGTCTCGTCAGCCATGTTGTGTTGGTCCAATAAAAAAGCCGCCCCGAAGGACGGCTACAATCGCGGCGCTGGCTGCCTTACGCGGCCTGCATCACACGAAACTCTAGCGGTCCTTGTCAGGCCGATTAAATTCGGTCAGAAACCCAATTGGAGCCGATGCGTTGCGCGCCATCAGCGGCGTCCCGTTCTGGTCCAAAAGCCCCGTGCGATACCACCCGTCATCTGCCTCATAGACTGTCATGCTCGGAACGCTTAGGCGCTCATCGTCCATCCAATTCGAGACGGGACGATAAACGCGCATTAGGCTACATCCTCGGGCTGCGCTGTCATCTGGTCGATCGTGGCGCGGTGCTTCTCCTGCCCCTGCGTGAAATTCTGGGCTTGCACCGTCATGCCTGCCTGATGCTTTTCATGACCCTGCATGAAGCTCTGCGCCTGCGAAGTCATGCTGGCGTCGTGCTTGTCGGCATTGTGCGAAAGCGTCTGCAAGTCCTTGACGACGCCAATGGTGTGCTTTTCGTCCGTCGCGGTCAGACCGATCCGGGCTTTCTCAAGCTCGGCCTGCTTGATCTGCACGGTGAGCGCGTTGATCTTACGCTTGGTGTCGAGTTCGTCCTGCTTCGCGGCAAACTCGATTGCCTGCAAATGAGCGTCGATCTGGGCCTGCTGCTCGGCCGCCGGATCGCCCTGCGGTGATTGCCCAGCTTCCTTGAGGATTTTGACCGTCTCGGCCTTCTTCTTCTCCACATCAGCCTGCTTGCCCTGCAATTCCAACTGAGCCGCTGCCTGCTGCATCTGGGCAGCTTGCGCGGCCTCTTGCTGCTGCGGCGTTGGAGGCGGAGGCGGTTCGCCCGGCTTAAGCTGGGCCTGCTGGCGCTCCTCCTGCAACTTGCTCTTGATCGCGGGCGGCAGGGCTTCCTCAAGCCGCTCGCCAATTTCATCCGCGTGCGGCCAATCCTGCACCTTGGCGTAGATGTCGCCAATCAGCGGCGCTGCGGCCGGGAATGCCTGAATGAACGCTGTCATGGCATCGGCGGCCTGCTCACGCTTGGTCGCGTAGCCCGGGCCCTGCTCGATCATCACGTCATAGGCGCCGGTCGTCACGTCGTATTCGACACGCTCGACGCCATCGGCCACAGTCGGCTTGTTGATCTCCTTCAACATAGGCTTGCCGTCGTCACCGATGATCTGGATCATCCGCTGCGCATCGTAGATGTGCGGGATCAGGTCCATCACGATCTGGCCGGTGCGCTGGATCGCCATGTTGAAGTTATCGAGATAGACGAATGTTCCGGTATCAGCCTGTGCATCACGGCGGGCAATCGCAACGCCCGATGTTTCGTTCGACTTCGCGCCTAAGTTGGCGTCGTAAATGCCGAACACCGCCTTCATGTCTTCGGCGGCTTTGATGCTACCTTCCTGAATGGCCTGCGAGGCTACGGGCGGCTGAATACGCTGCGGCCCACCAGGTGCTTGCGGATCGGCGTCGTATTCGAGGAATGGCAGATTGTCGGTGTTGGCGTTTTCCCATTGGTCGTAATACTTCTGGACCATCGCCTTGGTGACGATCCAAGGCGCTTTCGGTTGCAGCGCGACAACCTCCGTCTCAGCCGAGGCGTAATAGTTGACCATGCGTTGCAGATCGCGGCCGTAACGCACGATGCCGTGCCGGTAAATCTCGCGGCCGATCCGCACTTCCTCGCCAATGGCCGGGACGACGGGGATATGCATTCCCTTCCAGTCGTATTCTTCGAGGATTTCGCCCTGCGTCATCAGATAGCGGCAGACCTTGTAGCTGTCACGCTCCTCAACGCGAACGCCGTTGTCCTTGGCCTGCTTGAGAACAGCCCGAACCGTGGCCTTGCTCTCGGACTTGACCTTATCGGTGATGTCCTCGATCGAGCCGTCCGGCATCAGCGCCAGTGTGCGCTTGATCGGCTCCTTCTTCCAATAGGTCATGACGCGAATGTAGTCGTCGCTCACCCAATCGGTGAATGCGGCGTGGGCGCGCGTGTCGAACCCGTCCGCCTTGGCATCCGGCCACTTCTTCTTGAACGCCGCCAGCGTCATGTCCATCGGCACAAAGACGTGCATCGCATCTTCGCGCGTCGGCAGCACGGAATCAGCGTCCCATAGAACGGCCACGCCGTCCTCAATCCCCATGATCCGCAGTTCTTGATTGAACGTCGTTGTGCTGGCGTATTCGGTCGTGACCTGCCAATGCCCGATGCCCGCGCAAACCTGACTGTCAGCGGCCGTGGTGTAAACGTGTTTCGCGAACGAGCGGTTTTCGATGTAGCGGAACATGCCGGACAGAACGTCCGCCGTTTCGATGTCGCCATTGCTATCGACCGGCACCGCCTTGATGCTCGGGCGCATCTTGCGCATGTCGCCCGTCACCTGGCGGATGAACTTCGGCAGCAGGTTGATCGTGTGGCACGGCCTGCCCTTGCGCTGCTCAAGAGCTTCCGGCGTCCATTGATCTTCCTGCCGGCCGCGACGGAACCTCAGATCCTCGTAAGCCTCATCTTGGTTGCCGCGCTCACGCTCCCAATCTCGCTCGTATTCGTCCAGCGCATCGGAATGGATTGCAGCCCATTTTTCGGACATGGCTTTGCTGTCGTCGTCGGCTTCTTCGCCTTCAACGTCATACGGTTCATCAGCCATGAATTATGCTGCCATCCATCCGCCAGAACGCCGCGGTGTCCGCACGCGTTCGATTTCGTCATGCACCGGCTCGGCAAAGGTCAATGCAATCGCGTCCCAATCATCCGGTGATCGAATGCCGCGCGCTCGCATATGTTCTTTGCTTTCCAGCAGCAGCCGTTGGTTCACGTCGTAGGAATAACCAGGCCCGCACGCATCGGCCTGCAAGCTGTCCAAATCCGGCAGATCAGCCCCACCCGGCTCGGCAAGCCAATCGCGTGATCGGCTCCACATCTCAGCGCGGCGATTCTTCGGTCCCGCTGCTTTTGTCCCATCAGGTAAGATCGTCACCGGTTCTTGCGGCTCGGAGCCGAAGTTGACCGGCGTAACCTTCTCAAGATAGACGCCACCCCAGCTATGCAGAATATCCACAACGCCAGCGCCAACACCGCCAACGTCCACAAAGACGCGAGCCGGGCTGTCAGCGTCGATAACCTGTTTGATCCAATTCGCGCCTTGCACAACATCAAGCTTCGACTTGCTTTCGACCTTCGAAACCTGACGACCCTTGCGCCATGCCAGCGAGAATCTATCGTCACCAAACCGCGCCGGATCGGCACCTATCACCAACGGTCCAATGCCCTCGCATGTCGCCTTGCGAGCCGCTAGAACCGCTTCCGACTTGATGAAGCTGTCATGGCCCGTAAGCTGGAATGCCTCTTGCGCGGTTGCAGGATATTCCTGCTTGAACAGCAGCGGGTCTTTCAGTTCTGCAATCTTGGCTCGACGCCAGACCATTTGTCCGTGGTCGAGCTTGTGAGCGTCGGCATAGGCTTGCTCTTCCTCGTCTAGCGCGAAACCCTGCGGCACGTCGCGGCGGTATTCATCCTGCCAAAACCACGGGATAAAGATTGCTTCATAGTCACCGATGCCGGCTTCCGCCTGCTGCCAGCGCTCGTGAAATTCGCCGCCTAATCCGTTGGCCGTCGATTCCAGAACAATTTCGGTATCCGGCAGATCAGGAATGGCCTGCACGACACCCGCAAAATGCGTCTTGGCATTGGGCCAGAATGCCACCTCCGAGCCGTGGAAAAGCTGAACGGTCTGTGATCGCCCAACAGCCTTTGCGCCCGCCGTACCTACCGCATAGCCGCTCTCAAGCGTCTCGAAACTCAATTCCTTGGCATTTGCCGCGCCAGTTGCCGGGCGAACCAGATCGGGGCAATGGCTGTGATAGCGCTCGACCATCCCGAACAGGTTATTCGTCGCGTCCTGCTCATGCGTCAGGATGAAAACCCGAACACCTTTCGAGTGAGACGCGCGCCAGTAGTACCGCCCGCCGATGTAGGTAGAGATGCCCTGTTGCCGACCCTTGAGCACCAGCGCCCGGACTTTGCCAGTTCGCTGCCGCTGCGCTTCCAGTCGGCCATGCAGATAGACTTGAGCCTGGTTGAGCCCAAGCGGTTCGATCTTCCCGGCTTTTGTCCTGATCTTGAGGCACTTCGCAGCGTAATGCTGGAAGTCGTCACGCAGTCGGCGCCTGATCGTCCGTTCCCGCGCCGTCATCGAGTTCATTCAAAGCGTCCTCATGGGACAATGCGAGGCTGCCGGACATCTCGACCGCCTGCGCAGGCTTACCGTCGAAACGGTCCCCCACCTCTTTGGCCGATGCCGTGTCCTCGCCCGCCCGCTTAAGCAACTGACGCGCGATAAACCGCAATGAACCCGGCTTCGCTGGCGTCTGCTCACCATTCTCAGCAAGCGCCGCTTCCATTCGCAACGCGTCCCGAAACGGTTTGTCCTTGTTTGGCGATCCTGCTGGGCGTCCCATAATATTTTACTGCTCAATTCCTTGAATTTAGGCGCAATCCCCATCAACCGGCGCGCTGTATTCGCTCGGCGCGGTGTCCTTGATCGGAGCGCCTTGCAGTCTGGCGCTTCGCTGGATGTTGTATTGCACCTGCAATTCAGCCACCGTTTCCGGCTTCGGTTCGTCCTTGCGCTGGTAGTCGCGGAGTTGAACGACTTCGCCCATGCGAACCTCCGAAACGCAAAACGCCCCGCTTGAGGGCGAGGCGCTATTTTCCGTTTGCATTAAGTGCGACCCTTGCTGATTTTCAGCTTCGGGTCAATACCGAAATGCACAACAAGTTTTTTGAGGCCGATTTTCAACAGGTCACGATCCGCGAAATCGGCAATCCGACGATCATGGATGACGTGATGCGCGATCAGCTTCTGCAATCTGACAGGCCCACAGGATTCAAATGCAGAGTCATAGGCGCGTTTAATCGCGCGGGATGTGCCATCCGGCATCCCAGCGCCAATGCCACCCCCACCGCGTCCTAAATCGATTCCTGAGGGGTTTGGATTAGGAGCATGGATCGACGCGCGGTAACGGCCCACAAGTTTGGCGTATTGTCTGCCCGCCTCGTATTGCGCGGGTGTCACCCATCCGTTCAACATCAGCCTGCCAAATTCGGTTTCAGCTTCGGGTAACTCGCGAAACTTGATCGGCACGACAACGCGGTGCGGCTGCGCCGCGACCTGAGCCTTGGGATTGACGTAGGTTCGCGCCAATTGCCCATTCGGCTGCCGCTTCCCGATCTTCCTTGGCCGTCCAACCATGATCTGTATTGCCCCGTTTCGAATTGGAATGAACTCGCGTTGCCACTGAATGCCGGTCATGTGCCCCATGAGACGATTATTTTTCAACGATCCGAAGGCCGGCGGCTTCAAGTCGATTCATGAAACCGTTCAATCCGTCTCCCGAATTTCTGAATTCCCCTAAGACGCGAGCAACCCGCTGGTCTTTGCTCAACGGCTCATCCAGCTTGAGGATGCCGAGGGCTGCCAGTGAATCCACCAGCGCCTCGTCGTAGGATTTGTATACTCCTCCGATGGGACCGGCATCTCGGACTAGCCGCGTTGCCTCATCTCTCGTCATCGCATTCTCCTTAAAAATGTTCACGCTCTTGAATGTCGCTGAGGGCGCGACTACCGGATCCGGTGAGTGTCCACACAGTGCGGAAGCCTGCGATTTTTGACGTGCATAAACCTTTGGCGCGAAGGGCCTCCAAGGTCGATACAGACCGAATGCCGCGCGGAAGGCTGGTAAACGGTTTTCCGCCCCACATCGTCACCGTGATCGGAAGTATCGACAGCGCTCGGCGCATTGGCTCCGTCAGCTTCATGGCTGCTTGCATCGTCATTCTCCCCGGTCATTGCATTGAGTTGATGTGGATGGGTGGCGTTTCGAAAGTTCGCTCGGGCGGCTGATACCCCGGAGGCCAGCGAGATGGGAAACGCCAACCGCCCCTCGAATTGCGCGGGAACGACTTGCCGGTTTTCTTGCGGCCGTAGTCGTCCCAAGCTTGAAGTTCTTCCTCGCCTAGGACCTCGATCAAGCCGTCAGCAACCGTCCCGCTCGCAACGGGTGGCGATTTGCCCATGCGCTCGGCGGCGCCGATCAGCCAATTGCGTTCAGCGGCTATCCAATCGACACAGCGGCGGTCGTTTTGCTTCGCATGGTTGCGGAATTTCTCGTGCTCCCGCATCGTCTCGGTTGAGGAAAGCCCATTCGATGCCGCGAACTCGGATATCTGCGGCGGAAGAGGATAGCTGTCCGGCAACGCCGTTGCGTTTCCCTTCCGAGATTTTTTCTCAACCGTTCGCGTTCCCGACGCGTCAGCGCTCGGAACTCCTTCCCTTCCTTTCCCTTCCCTTCCCTTCCCTTCCCCTTGGACTTGCACAAGAGGCGTGGGTGACGCGTGGTCAACGCGTGCATCACGCGTCAACGTGTTGTTTTCGTTAGGTTCAGGTATTTCCGAGGCGGCTTCGCGATTGTTGATGACCTGATGATGTTGCCAGCTTGGTACCGCTCCATATTCGACGCCACCAACGGAGTACCGAATGATGAAACCACGCGTGGTCAACGCGTCGAGCACGCGTGAAAAATCAATATCGTCGTAGGGAAGGCAGTCCAATTTCAACGCTCGCGGAGACCACCTAAAGCGGCCTTCACGGTCGGCAGCGGTCCATAGACCGGCGAACGCGATGCGAAGCGGCAGATTAGTTTCGCATTCGGCCTCATAAAGACGTTCATGCCGGAAGAATTCGGGCTTAACAGTGCGTATGCGAGCCATTAGCCTGCCTTTCCAGCCGCCCTGTTTCGAAGAAAACGGGCGATCTGAAGAACGCAGTCCATGGGATCTCGATAAATTTCTCGCCCCGTAAATCTCAGAATGGCGATGCCAGATTCCTGAATGAGGCGGTCCTTGGTCCTATCTCGCTCCGCCTGCTCCTTTGTGCGCTCATGAAAATCATGTCCGTCACATTCGACAAAAACCGGATAATTTAAGCCTTCATAATCAAGACGAAAATCAATGCGGTAGCCCTTCCATTGGAACTGTGGCGTGACGGCAATCACCGCTTTTGAAAAGTCTGGCGTCTCGCCTTCGGTGAGGATTGAAAACCACTGTCTGCCGGCACCCGCTCGATAACACAATGAAAGGATATCGAACGTCGCGCGCATCATTAGCTCGATAGCCGATTCTGATTTTTGTGCGTGTTCCATACAGGCGAGCTCGCAAGTCACGCGAAAGTCGCCCAGACAAGATTGGTATACACGCTCGGTCGCTGATGGAATGTCTAGCTTTACCATCACAGCATTCCCAATGACGCCATATAGGCGTCCGCATCGGCTTCAAGTTCGGCAAGTTTCTTCGCGTCGGCACGCTGACGCCGCACAACCATGCGAAGCGCTGCCGGATTAAAGCCGTTCGATTTGGCCTCAGCGTAAACGTCGCGGATATCGTCCGCCGTGGCCTTCTTCTGATCTTCCAAGTTGTTGATCCGTTCCGTGATCGAACGAAGCTGGTTATTATGCCCTATTGCTTCCGACATTTACTGCCCCGATTTGATTGGTTTCATGAACGCGGTGAATACTGTTGTCTCTGCGAAGCACGCCCCAACATTCCAATGTGACTAGGGCCTCATCCAAACTATGCGCGACCGCTGTACGAGCGCCTGCAACTTCCATGTCGTTTAGGGTTTGCCGCTGTAGCGGCGTGAGCTCGCCCGTGGCGGCTTTAAGCTCGAGGCCGAACACCTGGGACCGATACAGAACGATCAAGTCAGGGACGCCGGCACGGACTCCTAGAGCCTTGAATATTCCCGCTTCTGCTTTTGTGCGGCGACCGCCATTTGCAGGATGGAAATAGAACACTCCCGGCATGGACCTGATCGCGAGATGCGAAATAACGGCGCGGTGGATTTGTTCTTCGGGTCGCTTCATCGGCGCTCAACTCCCCCGCCAATTTTCAATTTGAAGGGTGAATTGCGGCTGCCCGGAAAGCGCGAGGGCTTTTTGATACCCAAGTGCCGATTCCGAACCCGGTTACACTTGGCGATGATGGCCTTGTCCGTTGCGGTCTTGACCTTGTGGCAAGCCACATGCGCGGGCCGTAGGTTCGCCCAATCGTCCCGGCCGCTGATCTCCCTCGCCTCTACGTGTTCGACCTCCCATGCCTCGCCACGCTCGGCTTGGATGCGGATACCGCACAGGTAGCAAACGCCGCCATGCTCAAGGAAAAGTTCGGCGCGCTGGTTGCGGGTCAGGGATTTGCGAGGGGCTTGGACGCTCATGCGGCCCTCGCCTGCGGTAGCTCGGAAGGCTCAACGCCGATCTTTGGATTCGTAAAATTGCCTCGCGCCCATCGCGCGTTTGCTTTGGCTTTTCGCCGTGTACCGCGTGACCGTCGTGCCCTGCACGATTACAAGAGCAAACTCATCCATTGGGCGGATAAAGGCGGCAACCCGCAGCGCCTCGGCCTTCGACTTACAGACAATAGTGTTGCTGTTGGAATAACCGGCGCGGATCAGCGCAAACTTGCGAAGATGCTCCGATGTGGCCCACCTATCGGCTAGATGCTCCGGCAGGCTTTGCCAAGCCTCATGCAGCCAAGCAAATTCATGTTTATGGCTTGCTGCCGATCGATCCTCATACTGCACAAGACTGTAGCGCTGGCCGACCACGAAGGTCTGATCGGCCCTGCGGCGGTGAAGCGGAATCATCGCTTCGCCGTCCCAGGTGAAGTGCTGCGGAGGAAAGGTGTCCATCAAGCGGCTTCCTTCTGCCTTCCGTACTGGCGAATGAACTCGACGGTCTGCGCCAGTTCGGCGTTGAACTCGTCAACAGCGGTCGAGATTTCAGCGATGTATTTTTCATCGCGCTCGACGGGGACACAGAGCATCGGCAGTTTCGGGCAATAGCTCACGAAGTCCCAAATCTCCCGGCCCGATATCCAGAGATTGCCTTGAACCTGGGCCTTGTGTTCGGGTGGCATGACGCCAGCCTTAAGGCGTTCAATCTGGATATGAGGCAGCGCTGTCTTGATCTCCAATCCGCGCTTTTCACCAATCAGCGAATCCGGCGAGGCTCCGGCGCTATCGGTGCGGATGAAACCAACCCGGATCGGGTCAACATCCATCATGAAGGCGTAGAGGTCGCGAGCTTCATCTTCTTGGACCTTGCCGCGCTCCATGTGGACGTTGCTATAGTTCTCCATCGGCTCGCCAGTGATGATTTCGCCGGCAAGCTTCATCATGTAGGTGGCGCGGGTTTTCTTGTCCTTGGCTTCCTTGCGGCCGCTCAGGAGGGTTTTGAACTCGCTGGCTGTCGGGATGCCGAGACGCGCGGCAAACCACTCAGGGCTACCCTGCTCGCAATCGATGATACGCATTACTTGCCTCCCTTGGCGTTCAGGAGGCGAACAGCTTCGGCAAATCGCTTGCTGGGCAAATTGGCGATGGCTTCGATCTTGAAGTATTGCAGGAAGCGGCCCTTGTCGGCATTCGTGCTGTCGATCAGTTCGATGATCTCACCAACTTGGTCCTCAGTGATGGCCTCGCCAATGCCGCCTGCCTTGCCATCATCGTCATTCGATGCCGCAAGGCCGAGCGCCTGCACCAGCGAATAGCGCTGCAGGTACGTCAGCGTCGATCCGATGGATTGAATGGCATTCTTACCGCCCGATGAATCCGCTGGTCCCGCAAGCGTCGTTTCCTCATAATGACCCGACTTGTGAGACAGGATACACGTCACGTTGATGCGCTCATTCTGTACCGTGCGGAAACGATACGAGAGGCCATGCTTGGAGATGATCGGATCGACCACGCGCGCGATTGCCGCAAAGTCCGCGTAGCGCTTGTCGTTGTGCCCCGTCGCATTGCGTGTAATGGGCGGGATTTCCGCCTTCGCAGCGGATATCGCCTCGTCGAAGGCTTTGCGGGCTTGATTGGCCTCCCACCGCTCATGCAGCGCCATGAACTTTTCGATAACGTCCATGCCAGCGCCGCTGGTAAGCGCCTTTTCCAGCATCGCCATCGGCGTCATGACCGCAGGCAAATTCTCGCGATCCGGAATAATGCTGACTTTCTCAAGCTGTTGCGTACTCATTTACTCTCTCCCTTGTTATCGGTTCATTTCGCGCAGGCGCGGAAGCTCGTTAGCAACCTGGTATTCTTCGATGTGCAGCCGCTTTGCGATTGCGTAGGTGTCCAAGCCCTGCTTCCAAAGCGCCAGCATCAGGCCGTCAGTCATGGCGTCGGCTTTGACGATGTTGCGGTTTAGGTAGGTCATGCCGACTTCCGATCTTCGCGGTTCTCTTTTCGGATTTGCTTGAACATCGCGCCGTCGAGCAGCGACTGAAGTTCATTGCGGCGCACGCTGTAGGGCTTCTCGACTGCTACCAGCGCTTTCAAATGAGCGATGCGCAGATGCAGCGGCAGGCGTTTCACGCGAGCGGCGACGATGTGGATTGGCGTGGGTTTCATAGCGCCACCATCCCGACCGCGATTGCTCTCTGCCAGCGTCGGTCACCACTGACGTTGCGACGCTGCGGACACGCACCGATCGTTGACCGCGACGTATTCGGAATGCCCCGCTTGCGAAGCAGCTTTGCAATGTAGCGAGGGGAAATGCCCTGCTCGATCACGTAGGCTTTCGCTGCGACGTATCCGCCCGCGTGGTATGCCTGCACAATCTGGTCGCGTTGATAGTCGGTCATCAAACAACCTCCCGAAGCTTTGCCGAAAGAATTGCAGCCTTGGAATAAGCGCTGATCTTGTAGCCTTCGCCCCAGATCGAATGAATTT